GACCCAAGCCGCACAAAATCCATCTCTACAGCCACCATGATAAATTACTATTGTTTGGTTCATTTTTTTCTCCGTTTTAATATGAGCAATAAATTTAGTCAATTGAATATAACAATTTTGACAAATGTCTTCCCATTTTGGGCTTTGTCTCCCATCCTTTATTACCACGCGCTCGAATAATACTTCACCAGCATTATAACTAGTTTTTTTACAAAAATCACAGCTAAAAATATTTTGAGTAGACATTATTGTCTCACATTTCCCTTACCTGCTAGGTAGTTCTTCATCTCAATTACTCTCTCTGTTTTCATTCTATACATTGTGCCCTTTTCATTTACTTCTGTAATTATCATGTCAGCAATATGGAACGATTCCATTATATGGTCTAATTCTTCCACAGAGCCATAATGATTTTGGAATTTTCTAGTCAACATCGTTCTAGTTATCATATGGTTTTCTCTTACATTAAGTAATTCATTCATTATTAGTGCTTTAAGATTTTTACTAGCACTTAGTCCTGACTTACCCTGTGTAGTCTTTCTAACATTACCCAATAATTGTTCACATATTCTAATAGCCTCATTCATTGCATTCAATGTAATTTCTAATTTTGGATGCTCTGCTAATGACAAGAGCATAGCAACTTTAATGACAGAATCACCAAATCTGTTTAGAGTGCCTGTCTCATCTTTAACATCTTGACTGTCTACTGTATCAAGGAAATCATCATACCATCTGTGATATACTGCGCCCGCTGGACTGAAATAAGCAGTTCTGTCATCTACTTTGATTGCTATACTATATTCATCATCTTGCACTAAACTACTGAAATACTTAAATGCCCCTTTTAATTTGCTTAATTCAAATAGATATTTAGCTGTCTCTTTATAATCTGGTATGTGATTAGGCTGAAATGCTAAACTATTACGCTTATTACGCTTTGATTCATATATAATGAAAGTACGGGCGAAGTAACCCCCTTTAATGACAGCCCCAGTAAAAAAATCCTCACTCATAGCCTCATTAGTCGCGCCCAACATTACAACTGTGGGGGATTTAAGACTGAAAACTTCTTGTTTTAATAGACTTCTCCATTCACCTTCATTGTAATGCCTGTCATATAAATCTGTTAGAATTTTGGCTGCTACTGGGTCATCTACTATTGAGGATGATAATTCACTACTACAAATGAAAACAGAAGAATCAGTTTTAATACGCCCACCTGGCATTGTAGATGTAGTTCCCATATCCTTCAATATTGCCTGTATACTACTCCTACCTTTTATAATAGTTGTGTTGTTTACTGCTTTAACCAGAGTATTTGCCATGCCAACAGGCGGACCTTTCTTAAGTCCAGAGTCGGCGTGAAACATCACGTAAATGTTGGGATATAGCTTATATAAATAACGGTCCATCCATATCTGGTCTTTCATTACTGCGGATATAGATGCCAATCCGGCCCAACGCCAGAAATTGATAGGACTCTCAAAATCTTTATGCTGATCTAGTAATAAGTCGAGCCATGTCATTTTACATTGCTCTATCTAATAGTAGTTCTACATTCTTAAATTTTAATCCATTATTTAAACCTAAAGATAATTCAATTTTATGATATGGCTCACTATCTAGATTAGCTATTCTATGATGTTTTTGAGTTATTATATGCCAATCAAATACTTCCTGACAACAGTCCGCATATGTTTCTGAATTTACATAAAAAGTGCGAGGCCATTCCTTATTTATTCCAAATTCTTTATTGAAATATTCTCTTAATTCTTTGGCTGAATTAATTTTCATTATTTCTCCAATTCAATAAAATTAGTCTTCAATTCAACAACCATCAATGACCCGCAAATGGGGCATTCAATATTGCCAATTTCATTAGTTTTAAATCGTAGTGTTATATGATTTGGATTTAAACAAATTACTACTTTCCATGTTTTGTTCTTATTTATCATTTCCATTTAAGTTACCATCTCAATAGAATCAAGTTTAAATTTAGATAGATTCTGATAATTATCTCCCACTTCAATTTCGCAAGGAATTATAAGATCAGATCTACTTAATGAACAGTTTTTAAAAGAAATAGGACGTTCAAATTCCTGCTTCATTATGGGAATCCATTCCTTCAATTTCACTTTAGGTATGCAAAACAGAAGACTATCATGAGCTTCCATTACAATTTTGATACTTGGAATACGTTCCCTAATACGGATTCCTGCACCTTTAGTATTATCGCTAACCGTGCGTTGTGGGATATAGCTAAAAGCTTGTCTAAAGAGATCATCTCCCCATCTTTCGTAAAAAGTTCTTCTTCCACCATAATCACAATCAAACCCGTAGGGTATCCCTGCAAATAATGTTCTATCTTTTTCAAGAGCTTTAATGACACCATCTTGAAATACACTCTTAATCTTAGGTTGTTTTTGGTGGAATACTTCTAAAGCCCTTTTAGCTTCGCCTTCAAGAATACGTGCATTAATTTTATACTTACGAGCACTAGTATTAACTTCCAAAGCTGCCCGTCTAGGAGAAGCTCCAAGGTGTCCAGCATGGCGAAGGGTTTTTCCAATAAAACGAATAGGTGATTCATATCCTAATATCTTTTTAGAGTAGTCATTTTCAGTTCCACCAAAGAACCAAGATGCAGTTAATGCATGAAAGTCATGTATATCAATGGCTTCTAATGCCCAATCATCCTGCGCCAACTTAAAAATTACACGCGCTTCAGCTTGTGATGAGTCTAACTGTACAAATACCTCATCTTCACTATCAGGAATAAACATTGAACGAACATCTTCACCAACGTCCCCATGTTTTGTCATGGTCTGAAATGCGTGGCCGAGGACTTTATCCTTCTTTATATTTTTAAAATCCCTTATTTCAACTGTCGGCCTAATAGGAGGATCTTGTTGGCCTGTACTACTCCTACCAGTATCTAAACATGGAAAGTAGGTAGTACGCATACGACCATCAAAGTCATTTAAGGCCATCAGGTTTGTGCTAATTGACTTTTCAATTCTTCTTCCTAATAGAATGAGTTCAATACACTTTCTATGACTCTCATCTGTGACGCCTTTAGTTTGTAAATTAAGCAGCATTGTGAGAGCTTCTTCGCCAGTCCCACCCTTATTAGGATATTTCCAATTATGATAAAGTAGAATTTCGACCTGTTTTGGTGAATTATAGTTAACTTCAGACCCAACAATCTTAAAGATTTGATATTTAGTTTCCTCCGACCAATGTATATACTTAGCAATAAGCTCTTTACGCCTATTCTCGTCAATTTTAAATCCCTGCTTTTCAATTTCCCAGTATAAATTGGGTAATTTCATTAGAAAATTATGATAATATTTATCCTGTTTAATATGGGCTAGTTCAACATCAGTAGATTCATCAATTTCTTTAGTTACACATGCATCACGCGCGCAGCCTATAAATAAATCCTCATAAGAACCTTCATACATTCCTTCATTCTTATAAAAGGGTTCCAATGTTCTTATGGATTGATTAAATGCGAGAGATTTTGAAAACTCAGGATTCAATGCCTGGGCTTTCATCATAATATCATTCTTAAGATATTTGACTGTAAAACCCAATCTGAGAATCTTGTCACGGTCGTAGTTGAAATTTTGTCCAATAATTCCTTTACTATTTAAAAGCTCATTAATTGTAATCCAATTAAGGATTATGTCAGTATCTGGCATATTAGAAATGCCATCTTTATTCCATAATGGAACAGTCATTCCCTCTTTTGGATTAAAACTAAAACCTATGCAGACGGGAAGAAAATGCCCACCTGCTTCAATATCAACGGCTACACTATGATTATTGACATTACGGAATTTGAACTCTAACAAATCATTACTACTGCGCGCTACTCTTAAAGTTCTTTTTGGTATTGAATTGAATTCAGGAGAGAATGATTCCTTCAGACATCTTTTCAGGTCAAATAAAATAAGAACTTTATGCCAATAACCAATAAATTCTACATCTGTGGCATTCCAGTTCAGATGCGCGGGGTTGTATGTGCCTATAAATTTACAGCCCATTCCTAAAATAATTGACCCCCTATAATCATCTAAAGACTTTTTACCTGCAACATACATCATTGCAGTCTTGCCAATTCCAATTATCAAATTTGGCTTAATTTGGTTTACTTCATTTTGAAGTTCATCTATTTGCTGTGCAAGATTGACACCAGATTCTTCACATCTTTTATTAAATGGTTTTTTAAAATTAAATCCATCAGGTCTTTTTGGTGATGGAACAACATAATATTTACTAACAGTAGTTAGCCAACAATAATTCTTTGTAATGCCAGCTTCTCTTAATAGATCATCTAATTCTCTATTATCAGAAAATGGCTTTCCTTTAATAACATCTTTAAGAGTAGGGGCTTCGCCAATTATCATTATTTTGGCTCCGCGTGGGCCATAGCCGGGTATGTATTTATTCATTGACATCTTTTAATGCAATTTGTAATCTTTCGAATAATTCTTGAGCTTCAAATTTTGTTAATATAAAACCATGCATTATTCCAATTTTATTATTTGTAAAATGTATTGTAATTGTTTCAAGATTGGGTATATTAGATTTGGTATACATTACTTTGACATGAATCATTTAATTATCCACTTCATAAATGATTTTTCGAATTACTTCTTCAAACAGGATTCTACCCTGCTGGATATGAAATGCAATTCGACCTATATGGTCATTTACATCACATTCATAACAAATGTCAGTACATTCTCTTACTTCTTCTGCTGATAATGGCTTATCACAATCGGAGCATTTGTTCATTTTGTCTTCTCCGTATATATTTTCTCTAAAATTCTGGCCTGTTTTTCACTTAGATTTTTGTTATTAGTTAATTGAATTCTAATGCTAGTAATAAAGCCAAATTCCCATTCATTAAGATTATCAGATGCTTCATTGATAACAGCATCAGCCCATGATTCATATACTTCAATTGTTTGGGGTTTCCACATCTCAGCCATTATTGTTCACCTCTAGCAGAAATGACATGTGGTAATACTTTTGCAGCCATTTTATGTTTATTCAAGAATGTCATAGCAGCCGGATAATTTCCATCTAGCATGTTAATGACAGTTTTGATTCCAATGTTAATTCCCATTTGGAAGACTGCAAATATGATAACTGAAAATGCAATACCAGCAATGAATGCGCCCCATAAACTATTTATCATTTTTATTTTTCTCTTTAGTTATTTCAAAATAAATTATAGTTATAGTCATTCCAAGTAAAAATCCTAAAAAAATCATCATTTTAACCCCCTTATAATCAAATATATCATCATTAATAAAATTATCACATTAATTAGCATTAGGATTCTAATCATCATCCATTTTGAATTGAACATAGTCTTTTCGGTTTGTTGAATATCTTCTCTTTTCTACATGTTTTAATCCTTCTTCTCTAGTTTTAGCATTAATGACTGCCTTATTTCCCTTATCAATTTCTTGAGCCAGCTTTATATTCTCACAGCATAATCCATGCGATATACCGAAGTGCGTCGCGGTATCCCTTAAATTCCATTTTGGATATTGACTGAGCATTAAATTATGATATAATGCCATACATATAGCCTTTTCAGACCATGTTGTGCATTGCTTATACTTATCAAAGAATGTTAATGATTCATCCATTATTATTCCTTTTTATTAAGGAATTCCTTAGCACATTCTTTATGAACGTAAAATTGTTCTGACTTATTATGTCCATTCATTTTTGGAATACATATCATTTTGCCCGTTTTTTTGCATAATGCACATTTTTTCTGTCCAGACATTATTTCAATACCTTAATTTTAATGGCCCTATAACCATCAAATTCATTATGTTGTAATTGAAATTCAACTTTCATCCTTTTTTTCAATTCTGGAAACCTAAGAGTGTCCTGTTTAAGGCCAGTCCAATGAAAGAATATCCTTTCAAATGGTAATTGCTCAGATGTAATGAAGCCATATCCTCCTTTTTTCTTTTTAAGAGGATTATCTTTAACAATGTTATTGATGAAACCTGTAACAGTGTCGCCAACAACTGCCTTTTGTAATTCAATCCCCTTTTGTTCTTCAGCTTCAACTTTACCCTCAGTAATCAATTTCATTCTATCCCAAATACTCATTATTTTCAATCCTTATTATTTTTATTCAAAATATCTAATACAACATCAGTTAATTCTTTAACAATTATATCATATTCATCTGCATCTACGCCATCAAAATCAAATCCTTGACGTGAATTTAAATCGTTGATAATTTCATTAACAATTATATCAGCTAAATCTAAATTTTTCATTAAATTCCTCTATTTAAAAAGTGGGACTCCCTAATAACCCTTTATGAATTAAGAGGGAGTCCCTATCACCATATATCTTTACGGCCAACCAAGGCGAGAATGATTCCCCTTATTCATTAATTGCATAGAGGAGAATGAATAAGAGTTCTAATTTTCCCGGCAGTTCTAACAACGCCCTTCATTAGATGAATCATAGTTTATTTTATCCAGACATATGATGATTTTTTGTTAATCATCAGGGTCTAAATCATCATCTTCAATTTCAGATGGAACTCCAGGCAATTCATTTAACAATTTATACACTTCTTTTAATTCTGTAACTTTATCAAAAAGTTCATTTGTAATGCCTTTTAAATCTCCTTGAATAGAATCAACCATTCCATTGATTTCATCTAATTGAGCAATTAATTCTTTTTTGGTCATTTCTTTTATCCCTAAAAATAGAATGCGCTCCTACCTTCATACTCCGAATGGAGTTTATGCTATACATGGCCTGTACAACATTGGGCAGTTTATACGTAGTCCAAACGCGCATTCTGTTTAACTCATTTTATTCAGAAACGCGAGGCATTCTGTACTTATGGTTGACCTTGTTATTGGGTCGATTCTCCCACAAGCCATTTTCAATATAGACATCCAATTCTTTACCAATAGACGCCTTAAATTCAAAGCGCGTATTCTCAGTAATCTCCTCCTCAGGAGTTCCTAATGCCATAACAAATCCCTTAGCAGGATTCATCCACTTAGAATTAAAGTTCCAACGAATAGGATGGTCTTCATACTTCCTATCGCCAGTGTCAGCATTGAATAAAAGAGTTCCTTGAATCCAATAGTTAGTTGATGGACTCTCAGTGTTCTTACTTGGTTCAGCAGAGACTTCATCAATTCTAACCCTATACCACGCGGGCTCGTAAATAACGCCAGCAGTCAGGTCTTTTTTGGTAAACTGGAAGATTGTGTCGCTCATTTTGGTTTGTCCTATTTGTTGTTTGTTGTTGGTTGAATGATTTTATTGTCTTTTTCCCTTTGTGCTTGTGTTCTACTATGGTTTAAATGTATCAAGGGCTGGTTTAACCCATTTTGAATATAATGGTTCATTACCAAATATAATATCTGGCTCTAATCCTAAACTACTACGAGCGAAGTCATCACCTGTATGAGTAGTTTTAAGACCATATTCACCACCTTTAGAAGTATTCATACCAGTAACAATATTAAAATGGTAGATTTCACCACAGTATGCAGGAATTTTCTGTGCAATTCCTTTACCTGCTGTTACCAATACTCTACTCATATGAGTTTGACCATTAGATTGTTTAATTTCTTTTTGAATGATATGTCCAATTAGAATTACATTCAAATTATGGAATATATGAATATCTTTGGTTAATGCAATTAATTCTTTAAGTGCAGAATCTTCAGCATTAAAATCTTCAATTGAATTAACGGGGATTCCTGCAATTAACTTGCCTTTACTATCTGCGCCCTTGTATTTTAATGTCTGTCTGTTAATTGCATCAGCGCAAGATGTAATGCTGTCAATAATTATTGTTTTATATTTACAATTAACTTGAAATTGTTCAAGTTTCTTGCGCGCAGCTTCCCAATCTTTATAATTATCAAATTCTACATCGGTTGGATTAATACCCCAATTTTTCATAGGGATTCTTAATGCATCCATTTTTAAATCCCAATTGAACCAATAGTGGGGTGTTGGAAAGCTTAAGGCACAAGTAGACTTACGAGTGCCAGGTTCGCCTTTAAAGAGAGAGTAGAGTCCATCAAATTTAGCATTACTCATATTTGACATTTAAATTATTATCTCCAAACCAAAGTGAAATGAAGGCCCATTATTCCAAATGAGAATGATTGACTCAATATATCTTTATCATATTCACAATTCCAAAATGAAAAACAGACATATCTTGATTGAAATGCCCAATCAGAATCAATTCTGAAGAATCCATTTTTGAAATTGTATTGATACATCTTTTGTCCAAATTATTTCATCGACTGTTCAATAGCATGACAACACTTATCATGAGCTATATTACCAATTGCAAATCCAAACATAAATATGATTAACACTATAAACAACATAATGTAAAATTGATTGTCAAATATTTGACTTTCATTATTCATTTGTTTGAGTAATGGATCATCTTTATATTCCATGTTCATTCCTAAGTAAATGATCATTTTAATTTGTATCCGCTTCTAAGTAAATTTGATCATTCATTTTATTTACTTCAACTAATGGATAATCTCCTTCATCACCCTCGCGTAATTGAGGAATATAAATGATTATAATTTTATTTCTGTCTTCTTCATTTGGAAATTGTTTTAACAAATCATTAATTGTCATATTTTATCCAATAATTCACTCAATTTATCCAATTCAGGCTTCGCCTTCCTAACTATACAATTCTGACAATGAGGCTTAGTCAATGTTACAGTTTCTTTATCAAGAATCATTGGCTCATGGCATCTATTACATTCACATAATTTACCAATTGCAAGATTCAATGGCATTCTATAAGTGCATGTAGGTTTTTGACAAATGAATACTATGTATGGCTCTCTATTATGTTTAGTTTGTTTCCATTTGGGAACTAGATCTATCTTTTTATATAGATGAAGATGATTAGGTAGTTTCTTTTTGGTCATATTTAATCATGCCATTTATTTATAAATACTAATGCTTTAAAGGATATTTCAAAATCTTTAATTTCTCGAATTATTACTTTATCAATTGATATATATTCACCATGTTCATTTAAATACATTACTGGTAATTGTGTTTCATTACCCGAATAATTTAAATAATGAATTAATTCTTTAATTGTCATAATTATTCCTCAGAAGAATTAACAGGATTCCACTCATTTCCTCTGTAGAAATTCATCTGAATGACTTCATTTCTCATATCAGGGTCAGATTCACATACTTCATAAAATTCACATTTCCCAAATTTAGTCTCACATGAGTTAAAGTTAGGTGGATAATGACCTTGGGTGTTATATGCAACTAATTGTTTTGCCCAATATGGCAATACATATGACTGCCATTCTATTAAGCGCGCCGCGCTATAACTTACACTTACTCTAACAAATCTTTCTACTGGTTTCAAGGTTTTCTGCAATCCTATTTTGTTAATGAAGACATTCCTAGTATCCATAATCCGACATTGACCCATAAACTGATTATTGATACTAATAGTATCTCTATTTTGCTTCATCGTTTTATGGTCACATGGGAATATGCCAGTATTAGTATCTACAATCCAGTCTAGTTTGGATTTCCATAAAATTCTAATGTCATCATCTTCATATAGAATTTTACTACGCACAGTCTCAGTATCAACAGTAACCCAATAATCAGATTGATAGAACTTATGATATTCTTCACAAGTTTGTAATGCAAATTGCCAGCCTGTTATGTATGACTCACTTTCTGCTGGTGTATTACGTAGGCCTGGATATTCATTGATTGGATGATTACATTTGGGCTTCAATTGACATTTATCTGAACAAACATGATCTTTACCAGATGTAGCTTCATTATCTTCAATATAATGCTTAGCCTCAAACGAAGTACAATCAGGACATCCCTGTATGTATAACTCAGCAGCAGCAATGCCGAAGCCAAATGCTTGAGTTTTACCAATACCTTTCATTTGAGTATTATAATATACTTCCATAAACTTATGGATAATACTCCCAATTTCTAATGAATTACCCTTACCTTTTAAGGGTTGAAAGTTATGGTTAAATTTAAAATCAGTATATCGCCCGCATTTCATTAAGGATGTCAGGAGCGTAGCATCTAGGGCTATGTTGATTTTGTTAGATGGGATTAGGACTTCCATTATTTTATCACCACTTCATCTTTAAGTTCTATTTTTTTAACAATTTTTAATTCGTATTTTCTGTCTAAATTACTTTCGCCTAATGTTTGTTCAAGTAATTCTCTATCATATCCTACAATTTTAAATTTACCTGAATCTGTATAACATTCTTTAATTCTCATTAATTGATTAAGTAGTTCATCTAGTGTCATAATTATTCTACGCCCTTCGATAAGACTCGGACGCGCGCAGAGTGATGATACTTCCTTTTTGCTGATTTATTTTTTCCGCCTTTTTTAGTTGAATGAACTGTTCCAATTCTATTAGCAGGAGATTTTGGAGTCAAATAATAATCACCCGGAGCAAAATCCTGATGCCTATCAAATGATACAATCTCAGTCCTTACACTATTGGGTGTACTAAATCTAATTGCTTGGTCTCCCTTAATAATGTATGACGTTGACATTCCTATAACTACGCCATCTACCTTCAATTCTCTTTTAGCAGCCTGAGCTAATGCACATTCACTTGGATTCAAACGCTTAGCCATTTTACAATCAGCCCTATTAACAGACACTTCAACAGGCTTAGTTGCATCCACACATACTTTTACATTAGGATATATTCTACTGATGCTACGGGGCAATTTGACTTTTCTTTTGCTTACCATAATTTAAATTCCTAAATCTGTTATTATGTTAATTGGAGTAAATTGATTAGCCTTTACTGGTTTAGACAATTGCTTAATATTCTTATTCTTAACTACTTTACCTTTTTTCTTAAACCTTTCTACAATTTTCTGAGCAAGTTCTTTTGCAATCTCACCCTCATCCCATTTAGGCACCATTCCTTTATTGTGTAATTCATGAAACATCTTCCTTTTTCGTTCCACAATAATATCTAAGTCCGCATCAATAGTCTCGTCCGCTTCAACGCATGTTATGTTTACTGTTTTACTTTTCTGGCCAATTCGTTTAAATCGGCCGGGCGTAGCTTGGTCTTCATTCTGTGGATTCCATTGTCTTTCATGCAAAACACTATCACATCCTTTTTGCAATCCATCAATACCTTCTCCACAACTTAAGGTGCCTGCTATGATGAACCATCTTTTTCCATTAGTGTTGAATTTACTAGAGGTATTATTATTTTCCATGTCAGTCTTAGATGAACTTAATGTATCAATAATAACATCATTTTTGTCCTTAAACATCTTCTTAAGTTCATGGACTAAATGATAAGCTACATCAATATGATGGACAAAGATTACTAGGCTTCTATCAGTATTCTCATAAAACTCATCACAGAATTCTAATGTAGCTGCTATCTTCGCCAATCCAGTGATATGCCTCATACGGGCCATTTGGGCTAGTAATTCAATTCCTTGTAAATTATCAGCAGTGCCGTCAATTAGATGTTGATTATACCATTCAACAAAATCAGATGTAGCATCATCATATGATTCCTGAGCAATTTCATCCAGTTGAACTGGTAACTTCATACGTTTAACAGCAGGAGCATCTGCCATTACTTCATCATATTCATATCTAATTATCAAATCCTTAGTATATTCTTTAAATCTTGGTATATTACGAATGCCACCCTGTTTCCTTACACCAGAAGACATATACC